GGCAATCAAAAGATGTTATGATCTTCTGATTCTTGTAGACACTGCTTGTGATAGTAGTTTTGCCTAAACCTCCCATACCCAAGATCACAGACATCACAACTTTCAAGACCACTCCCACCTCCATCATTGATGGGCAGATCTGGGCTAAAAACGAAGTCAAATTACATGTTGATAATGTTTTAGCGTTAGATAAAAAATCGTCTGACATACAGATGAACAAGCAGAAAGATTTAGCAGTAGTACAGGCTACTAAGAATACCTTTGATTTGGAGATGCGTCATGCTAGTCATATTGTAGCCAAAGGGACTGTCTATGGTATACCTAGCTCTTGGAATTTAGAAATTACTCACAATTCACTTCTGGGTGTAAATAAGTCCTGTTTGAACACGAATGGTACTATAAACTACCAGAGTGTGATAAAACGTATTCGAGAAGTGGTGCATAGTGTAGATGCTAAAGAACAGCGTTTGAACATGTATTTTGACACCGTGTACTCTCAAGGCTTTTATGATAACATGACGTCTTTGCTCTTTTTGATTTTAGCCAAATTAGAGCTATTTGATATTGTAGCTAAGATGAACACCCATGACCACGAGACTACACTAACTTTGGTACAGGTTCATAGGTTACTAGCAGCAAATGAAGAAGACAGGCCTAAATTACTAGCTAGAATGTTGGAGACTCAAGACGATGGATATGGTATGTCCTTAACAGACATAAGTACTTGGTTGGTTGTTGATAGAATTAAAAGTTGGTACGATCAACTACCTCAAGATGTCACTCAGTCAGACGAGACCATAAGAGCAAACAACACTGAGGCTTTTCAATTTAAGTATACTATAAAGGTCTGGCACATGTACAGTTATAATGACGGACATAGTAGTAGCGGGAACGCCTTCGGAAAACACTTTGGATTTATCAAGGGTAGATTTGCTGTACCCACACACCTATTCCACACTGCACCTGAAGTTAATGTAACACTAATAGCAGTTAACCAGATATACCCAGATACTGATATAGCTATTAGGGCTTTGGCTGATTATAAAGGAGCACTTAACCTATCAGGTTTTACAACGCGAGAAGTAGCTATATTGACAACCTTATTGCAAGGGAATACGAGGTCTACACCCTTTTTAGTAGACCAAGATATTGATTTTAGACTTGGAAGGGCGAGTATTAGAGCATTCAACGCTCCAGTTATACAAAATGGACGTGGTGAGTATACTAAACGTGAGTTACAATCAATGTTTGGTAAACTCGTACGAAACCACAGAGTATATGAAGAGGCAAAACAGGCCTCTATACTACTACGGTACTGGATTGCGCAACCGGCAACTGAGACAGTGGAGTCTCACTGGTGGACCCACATTAAGCGTAGCCTACGCCTCCCCAAATTAGGATTGAGCCGAGCTTCTTTGCCTGAATTAGTTCAGGGAGAGGGCATATGTATCTCCGATGATGCACAGGACCTGGCTAATACATTGACAGGACCCGGACAATCTGGTATCTTTCTCTCTCTTTTTATGAATACTTGTTGGTATTGGGGAGAGTTTCTTTCCATATATAACAGTGTTAATACTGAAGATCTTATGCGCAAGATGCGCTTTACAATACACACGGGGCTTGACGAGACTTACCGTGCAGATGCTCTAGTGTCAGCTATTACAGGTAAACGCATACTAAGATGTGCTTTTAATGATTGTTATACTTACATAAATGAAGGTTTAGATAGTCAATATAGTACTAGAGTGAGATTTGGTCAGCTCAATATTCCACACCTGCAGGACTATGGTTATCAGATAATTGACGATCAAATAATGTTTCAAAAACTAGTAGCGCCATCCTGTGTCGCACTTATTTTAGGGCTGAACGGTACTTTGCTAGAGGGCACTCCGTATGGTAGTAGTTTTTCCATGAACAATGCAGTACAGATAGTTGAATACGGAGTACGTCGAGAAGGTCTCAATTATATGGATTTGTGGGCGTACGGTGTACTGGCGAGGTGGAACGGCCATGACTTATACTATAAACACCCGTTAACGGATGGTAGACATAAGATTTACGCAGCGAATGACGTATCAGTGGCCGTACCACCTGTGCCACCAGCGGGACTACGAAGGGCTGAATCTTATAAATTGGACGGGTTGGTGAATCGTAATATAAGCTGGGGGTCGCCATTAACCAGATTGCTTGATACTGGCGCAGTATTCAGCTGGGAGAGAATAAACCTCTTCTTGCTAGACAGGCCGGAATGGCGTTCTCCTAAAGCCCCCTACAATGAAGAACAGCCTAAGTTGCATAGGGAGTTCAGAATAGACACTAATATGGTAGAAAACTATCTTGGCGCAGTGATGACACGGTATGATGCAGCCATGTCGGATTTTCAAGTTGTCCAGATTCGTCCAGGCGTAGCAATGCCAGGCGATGCAAAAGTCTTAGACTTGTTGCCTCAAGAGGTGGAACCGGATCCTCCGGAACCACCACAGCCAGTACCAGACGCGGGGCAAAACGACTAACACTGTGTAATAACTACATCCCTCTACACGTGAGATTAACCGAGGATTACAACTTAGTTAGCACATTTGAAGAGGCCGATTTTCATCTATTCGACATACTATGGAGCTGGCTTCCATCTTTTCCACGCTTTTACCTAGTTGGAGGTTTAACTATCAAGATTTATCCAGCATACTTTGACAAACTCGGAGTCACTGCTTTGTACATACACAAAAACACTCCTTTAACCGAAATCTCTGCTGAGGCTATGTTGCGTATATCTAAGATACAATATGGCCCCGATTTATTTCCTTATGGTATGATCAATAACCAAGAGATTATTGATTACCTTTTATATATAAATAGAAAAACAAAAAAACATAAACAATATACTAAATACCCTCGTTTAACCAAACTGCTGGCAGGTGAAACTCAAATTGAGTATAATAAGGTTTCAAGCAGGCACTTGAGACACTTAACCATTCACGAAATTAGGAAGAAAGGCATGAAATACATTGACGACAATGCGAGTTTTTTGAAGCCATGGCTGGAACATATGCTAAGTACGGATATGCAAGAAGCTCTTTTTGTGGGGAGTATAGTATGGGCTAGTAGCTTGACTCCTGAAAATAAAGAATTAATGAGCCAATCTGGTATTTGGCAATCAAAGTATGAAGACACTAATGACTTTTTTAATGTAATTAAGAAACGTTTTTCTTTACGATTAAAGGCGGTCCAGAACTTGTTACCTATCGATTTTACACAGATGTTTGAACTTGAGGTTCTTGTTAATAGGGGTCTGGGTACCGTAGACTGGCATTCGGAGAAGATAAATCGAACCATACCTAATCTTTGCAACATAGACCGTGACGTAGTGTTCAACCATGCACTCAGCCTCTTTAAGGCAGTTAGAGGTATGGGTAGCAGACCCAGGAAGACCTACTGGGATAGTTACTGGTCTAGTAGGAACCAATGGGCACCTACAGGAGCTTATCATTCTCAGTATGAAGAAGATATGGAATTTAAGTCTGAATCTAGAGAAATGCGCAATAAGCTATTTTCTTTGAATGCTATGCCAGAATACACTATAGATCACTTTCTAGCCCGTCACCCGAGTACCGTGGCTTGGCCATCTGTTAAATATGAATGGGGTAAACAAAGAGCTATTTACGGAGTTGATGCCACTAATTTTATTATCTCTGGCTTCGCTATGATTGGTTGTGAGCATGTAATCTCACCCTTATTCCCAATAGGGCCAACTGCTACAGCGAATAATGTTTCAAAGACTGTTTCAGAGGTTCTTAAGAACGGAGTGCCTTACTGTTTTGATTTTGAAGATTTTAACTCTCAACACTCGGTATCCAGTATGCAGGCTGTACTGGAAGCATATTGGGCTATATACAGACACGACTTTTCTGATGACCAAACGAGAGCCATGGCATGGCTTATCAAATCTTTAGAAGACTGCACCATTAAGGCTGAAACTGGTGATTACAAGGTGGCCGGTACACTATTGTCTGGATGGCGGTTAACTACTTTCATGAATACGATCTTGAACGCTGTATACACAAAAGAGGCATTGGGAGGTGTTAGCATAGCTACTACACACAATGGAGATGATGTGTTGGCTGGAGTCAAAAGTATAGCGCAGGTTCAAACACTACAACGCGGAGCGAAAAGACTCAATATACGTTTCCAAAAAAATAAGTGTTATCTGGGTGCAATAGCTGAATTCCTCAGGGTAGACCACAAAACAGGAAACGGTACTCAGTACTTAGCCCGGGGTGTTTCTACTTTTGTGCATGGACCTACTGAGTCTACTACTCCTAATGATTTACAAGCGGTCATCAAATCTATTTCAACGCGTAAGAGAGAGTTAATTGAACGAAATGCTGACCCGGACAAGGTGAATGACTTGGTACTATTACAATTAGAACATGTATCTAAAATATGGCGCACATCTAAGGCAGATTTAATCAAAATTAATAATACTCACGTATCCTTGGGTGGTGTGACTGAGCATATTTCGGAAGTCACTCTAAGTCACCAAATAGAAAGAGTTACACTTAAGAGGATTGAAGACAAAAGACTAGAGGCAGATAGAAAAAAGCCTCTCCCGGGTTTACATGCTTATGCACGTAAACTTACACAGAAACTAATCGACCCCCAATATTATGGGAAAATAGTCGAGGCAGGTAAACAGACCATTTTTAGTAGTGCAGAGGACGCTAGGTTCGGGGTAGAGATACGTAGTATCTTACCCGACCAGCAGACTCGTCTCAACGCACAACAATATGGTATGTTGAAGACTGAACAACCTGGAGTCAAAATAACTATGGCTAAGGCATTTAATTTACCTTTAATTGCCATTAATGCAGATATGTCAGAACTAGCACACAGATTAGCTGGAGAAGACGACATATTAAAAGCATTGAGGATTTTGATTTAAGTAGTTGTTCAGACTTAATACACTTGTAGAACAGAGCGAGTTTTTTGGATTAGTTAAGACTCCAAGAAACTCAACTGGAAGTTATACACAGTATATTTACCATGTATAATTTCTATCCCCACCCTATGTGGCTGCCATAAGTGCTCTACGGGCCAGAGTCTGAGGATGAGGCTGTATGGTGAGTAGCAGTGTGAACGTTATATGGTACCTCTCGTATGACGG